ACGTTCTATTGGCGTTCAATTGGCGTTCTATCCCTTCCGCATCAGCCGCTCGATCTCGATGATCCGCGCGAGGTCGATCTTCTCCAATTCCACCTCGATCGCTTTTAGACGAGCGTAGTCGGGAGGTAAACCTCCGATCGGCTTTGGGTTGTCGGTAAGGCCAAGTAAATAATCTGCGGACACTGCAAATAGTTCTGAAAGCTGGTACAAAACATCCGGCGGTGGTACACGATGCCCGCCCTCGTAAAGAGAAATCAGGGATACGCTTTTGCTTAGCGTTTCGGCCAACTTCTCTTGACTCATATTATTCTTCCCTCGAATATCCGCGATTCTTTTTCCTGTTGTTTTAGCTTCAAAGCCCATTGCAATCAATTTTAGCACCCTCTTCGCTCTTAGTCAAAAGACTTTAAGTAAGGTTTTGTGCTTAGTATTGACAAAGAGTAAAATACGTGATATACTACTCTCTGTAAGAAAGAAGGTGATTTAATGACTCTTAGTGATTTACGGAAACAAAAAAATCTTACCAGAACTGAACTGGCCGCAAAAGTCGGTGTTAGTGAAAGCTATATCTTCCACTTAGAACGAGGCGTTAGAAAACCGTCTCACGACACAATGATCAAACTTGCTGAAGCCCTTGGTGTATCCGAGCGCGACTTCTACTCGTTTATGCGCTCGTTTTCAGGCAACGAATCGCAAATACAATAACACGTTTTAACCACGCCGCGGCACTTTGATTAGTCGGGTCTTTGAAAAGTGAATATGGGTACCACGAAGGAGATGACGAGAGTGACAAAAGAGCAACTATCCCAAACACTCGCTCACCGGCTCTTCTGCTGGGAGCAAAATCAAAAGGAGGAGGATAGAAATGGAGTGGAGACTTCAAATTGCAAAGTTGTTGAAGATGTACATTCGACACGGAATGAACTCGCAAATCAAAACATTAGATGACGCAAAAGAAGCGCTAAAACGAGGCGAGGAAGTTTATAAAATTTGCTCGAAGTACGGGATAAATGAACTCGAGCTCTATCTCACGGCGTAGGAGGGTGATGAAGATGGAACGATACCGCGCGAAATATGATGACCTTGACCTGCTGGACGCGCTCGCCGAACCAAGACACAAGATCGGTGATATCGCATTCGTGAAAAGCGAAGCGATTAAGGGGCTAACGACTCCCGTGGTGATCGTCGGGATCGATTATGATGTTGCCGCCGCAAGCGACGGGCGAAAGAACTCGCGAGAGTACAGGCAATCGCCTGAGTACAAGACACACCTTGTTGATATCCGATTCAACTACGAAAAGTTCGAGCCGCGCGGCGTGGTTAAAAGGAATCTATCGAGAGTCTTAACAACGACGAAGATGATCATTGATGAGTGCCGTTGCTACGACGAGGATGAGCTTATATCCGAAGACGTCGCGTACAAGCTCGTGACCGCATACATAGCTCATTCAATGGAGCGAATCAGCACGTTGGAGCGAATCAGCACGTTAAAACACCTCAGCGAAGCGACCAAACGCGCGCTCGCGTGGCCGGATCCCGAGATGCCCGTTACGGTTGAGGATGGCCATGTGAAGTTCCTTGCGGTCAATCAGGAAACCGGTTTCTGAGAGGAGGTGAAACCATGCACCATACCGACATGAACGTGCGGCTCAAGCTCGATCACTTTTTGCTTGCGCTCGGTGAGAACATCGGCACGATCGGTAACGCTGATGAGATCATCCGAACGCTCAAAAATAAGTGGGTTGAGTACGAGAATATCGAAGATCAGCTCAAAGTCCGTCTCGACGAGCACTATCCAGAAGGCGCGGAGATTCTTCGCGCGATCGATAAAGCGCAAGACCGGATCATCAAACATATCCTCGAGATCACCGCGATCATTTTGACGGAGAACCAGAAGGCAAACCGATACCTTTCACAGTACGACCCGCTGGCAAGAGTGGATCGGATGCGGATGCTGGCGGAGATCAAGATGCGGAATCAAAAACAAACATTTATGTTCAAGGAGGAGAAGGATGCTAAAAGATTTGTGCGCGTATCCACGGGAAGACCGTTTGAAAGCTATCACCGAATTGGAAAAAGATGCGGGTTGGCCGGCGTATCCGCTCCATGTGAGAGTTCAGATGCTGCATTCGTATTTGAATAAAAAACGCGCTCATCCACGAGCGCGCTCCGTTTCTCAACCAAAATATATTACACCACAACTTAAAAGATAAAAACCTCGAATCGGGAGGTGATACGGTCGGGCTCTCTCTGCTGATCCGGATCGGAGCGCCCCGGATCTCTGCTAATTCCGGGAACAAGAAAGAAGTTCTCTCTCCAAGCGACGCACAACAACCCGAGAGCCCGCCCCTGACGGGGACACTTACAAGGAGGGATAATGTTTCCAACTCGCATAAATGTCGGCCAGCTGTTGCTCACATTCGGTAGGTACGTCGCGATTGGCGCTGTGGAAGGGTTGTCGGAGAAGCACACGCCTGTCAATAAGTACATCCGAGATGGCGTCGAACCGGAGGATATGGGTTTTATCCTCAAAGGCGTTAAAAAGCGCCGGCGTGAACTCGGGATGACGCAACTGGATTTGATGGCAAAGGCAAATATATGTGGCGCGACGATCACCAAAGCCGAGGGCGGCGGCCGCGTATCGTACGAAACCGTGGCCCGCATTGCATACGCGCTCGGCGTGACGTTCGACGAGATTGTGAAAGAATTTTATGGAGAAGATGAGGAGGTATGTGATGAAAGTACAAGCGAGTATCAAAACACTTGAAATGACATCTGAAGAATGGAAGGCCGCCAGAATGAAGGGGATAGGCGGCTCGGACGCGGCAGCGGCGATCGGGGTGTCACGGTGGAAGTCGCCGTTGCAATTGTACCTCGAGAAAAGCGGCGAAATCGAACAACCGGAAGCGGGCGAGGCCGCTTATTGGGGGAATGTGTTGGAGGCCGTGGTTGCGGATGAGTTCACCAAGCGAACCGGAAAGAAGGTTCAGCGCGTGAACCGCATCTTGATCCACCCCGAGCACGAGCATATGATTGCAAACATCGACCGCCGCGTGGTAGGAGAGAACGCGATACTTGAGTGCAAGACGACCGGCGCGTGGAACGGTAAAGAGTGGGAAGGTGACGAGATTCCCTCGGAGTACATTATTCAGGTCATGCACTACCTTGCGGTAACCGGGGCCGAAAAAGCGTACTTCGCCGTGCTCATCGGCGGGAACCGGTTCGAGTGGAAAGAGATCGAACGCGACGAAGAGCTGATCGAGATGATGATCGCGAAGGAATCGGAGTTTTGGCGTTGCGTCCAAACCGAAACACCACCGCCGATATCGGAATCCAAAGCGGAATTGCATGGCGACATTATGAATCGCCTCTACCCTAACGCGTCCGCCGGCGCGAGTATCGAACTACCGCCCACTTACTCGGACACCTTAGAGCAACTCGTCGACGTTAAGACGCGGATCAAAGACCTCGAGATATCGCAAGATTATCTCGAGAACCAGATTAAGGACGCGATGAAAGATGCCGAACGCGCTCGCGTGGGGCGCTTTACCGTAAGCTGGAAGAACGTGGTATCAAAACGATTCGATACGAAACTATTCGAAAAAACCAACCCGGATTTATATAGCCAGTACATAAAAGAATCGCAATCACGGCGATTCACCGTGAAGGAGGAAACGGCATGACAGATAAAATGAGCGAAATAAAAAGCAAACTCGCACAATCGCCGAAGCTCGACCCGCAATCGGTAACGGCGGGAACCGGAAGCGCGGCGCCCGCAGCTATCAAGCCGGCGCAAAGCAGAGCGGTAAGCCCTTATCAGAATATCCAAGATTTATTCAAGCGGATGGCGCCTGAGATTGCGAAGGTTCTCCCACAACACATCAAGAGCGACCACCTATTACGGGTGGCGATGACCGAAATTAGGAAGAATCCCAAACTTTTGGAATGTTCCTCGCAATCGCTTCTTGGCGCGTTGATGCTATCCGCGCAGCTCGGCCTCGAACCCGGCATCCTCGGGCACGCGTATCTCATCCCGTACTACAACAACAAAACCAAATCGACGGAAGTGCAGTTCCAAATTGGGTATAAGGGATATATTGATTTAGTACGGCGTTCCGGCGAGCTCCAAACCCTCGACGTCCACGAGGTGTGTCGAGGCGATGCCTTCGAGTACGAATATGGACTTACGCCGAAGCTGATGCACCGCCCGGCGCTGGAGAACCGCGGCGCGGCTTATTGTTACTACGCGATCGCGAAGTTCAAAGACGGTGGTTTCTCATTCCTCGTGATGAGCGTGCAAGATATCGACAAGTACCGCAAACGTTCCAAGAGCCCCGACTACGGCCCCTGGGCGACCGATTACGACGCGATGGCAAAGAAGACCGTGATTAAGCAACTTGCGAAGTATCTCCCACTCTCCACGGAAATCCAACGCTCGATGACTCAAGATGAAACAACCAAAAAAGAATACGAAGATGTGTTCGCGGCCGCTGACGAAACCGATTGGGTTGATATCACGACTACACCAGCCGAACCGGAACCGGCGGTAACCGAATAGACAAACAACGCGCCTCTCGCCTATGAGGGGCGCTATCTATTATTAGGAGCTGGTGGCACTTATGCGGATAAAATTTGAATACCAGAATTAGGTGATAAAAATGACCTACATCGACCTTGTTAATCGGTTCTGGCAGATGGATTTGGAATTCCATTTCTCCCATCTTGAGGTGCATATGTACTTCAAGATACTCGATTTGTTTAACCGTTCGGGCTGGAGAAAGGTTCTATCCGTCCCAAACAGCCGGTTCGTCGCCGAGTTAGGGGCCACAGAGCCTTCTGTAATTCGTGCGCGGCAAAGGTTAGTCGATAGTGGATTGCTTGCTTATTCAAAAGGAACTCAAAGAAAAGCCGGAAAGTATACGCTCTTATACTATCAAAAAGAGGGTATAAAGGATAGTATAAACAACAACGGGGAATCGTTATACTATAAAAAGAGGGGTACAAACGATAGTATAAACGATAGTATAAACGATAGTATAAACGATAGTATAAACGATAGTATAAACGTTAGCTTATATAAGAATAGAACAGAAGAGATAAGAACAGAACAGACTTTTTCTTCTAATTCTTTAGATGAGAAAGATTCTAAAGAATTAGAAGAAAATATAACGTGCATCGAGCCGAAAAAACGCTCTTCTCCAAAACCGAAATCAAACCCGACGCCTTATCAGGATATCTACGAAATGTTCTTATCTATCTGCTCATCACTTCCCAAAATCCAGGAACCAAAAGATTGGGCAAAATCGCGGCGTGATTGTATTGCATCTCGCTGGAAGGAACATCCCGACATCGGGTTCTTTCACGACTTGTTTTATAAGGTTCAGGATTCCGATTTTCTTTCCGGGCGAGCAAACACGTTCAAAGCAGGCTTCGACTGGATATTTAAGCCCGCCAATCTTCAAAAAATCTTAGAAGGCAACTACGATAACCGCAATGCTAACGAACAAAGATTCGCAGGGCTCAAAGCGTTTTGGGAAGAAGCGCAAGCCGAGGAGGCGATAAAGAATGGCGTTAAGTAAGCAAGTGTTCACCGAGGCAATGATGCTGCTCGGAACCGTTTACGAAAAGCTCCGCGGCATTACGAGCAACAAAGAAGTGCTCAAAGCGTGGTACTCCGTGCTGAACGATATGACGGATGATGAACTCAAAGCCGCGGTGGATGATTATGTAAGAACGAGCAAATACGCCCCCGTACCCGCCGACCTGTGGGAACGCGTGAACGCGATGCGCGAACAGCAACACCCGGAGCTCAGCGCAGAGGAAGCGTGGGGTATCGTGTACCGCGATATCTCGCGATATGGTTACTACTCCGAGCCAACATACGA